TTAAATGTAATCTGGTGCTTTCGGCCACTTAACGTGTCGCTTAGTGAGATCAAGGCGATGCAGTTCGACCAGGTAAAGTTTGAGGGCGGTTAGTTGTTCACGTTCTGCATCGGTAGCCATGTCCAGATCAACCGCCGCTTGCAAAGGCTGAATTGCGCGGATCGCACAGTTTATGCGGTGTTCACGTAATTCAGTAAGCGTAAGCTCATGCTCTGCAAAGGCTGCTAAATTGCGTTGATAACGGGCGTCAAAGTTCTCGTAGTTGCCAGGCATGATCATGCCTGGGGCGTTGTAATTTCCTTTAACATCCCACGAATGGAGGATGTCATTATCTTCAGTACCTCTCATGTGTAGAGTCCATGAGAGTGACGCAGCATTATCCGCTGCGCCTTTTCCGATCAACGTCCCCATGGAGATCGCAGCTGTGGCGTTGGGCGCGCTCACCCGTTGTTTAATTAGCGCATGGTATTCGCTTATCTGCTCGCCTTGGATGCTGACCTCTTCAAAATAAGAGGATGCAACAGAGTTATATTGCTCAGCGTAAGAGAACGGGCCAGCGTTACGGGCCGTAATAGTGCCGGTGCTATTTAGCAGGTTTGTATTGATCCCCGCGCCGGTAACGTTCACCCCCTCGCCCAGGGTAACGCGTCCGGTAGTGTTCTCGAACAAGATCGGGCGAAGTGCATTCCAGTTACCGAAAGGATCGCCAGCGTTTGTTAACAGAAAATAGGTAATGCCGCCGTCACTGCGAATAAGTGTTCCATAGTCGCCGTAAGCGATGCGAAGCCCGTTCGGGTTGGTAGTCTGAAATTCGCCAGGAACACGCAGATAAGCGTTATTGTTGATCTCTAAAACACTCTGTTCATCTGTTCTGCCAGTAGCCAGCCTGTAAAGCGAGCCTTCGACAGTTTCATGAAATACGGTGTCTGGTTGAGCGCCGCGAAACTTACGCAGATAATGCTTCGCACCAGTAGTGGCGCTGCCAGATAAGATCGTATGCCCATAGGTTCCATTTGGTAGGGCGTCTTGATTCAACGTACCAGTAACTACTGGGGCGGCCATATTTGTGTTCAGGGCGTTAACCATTTCTATTAACATCCCCCAGCTTGGGCCGCTGAAGGTTTTCCCGTCCGGGAGCGTAACTGTTATTTCTTCGTCATTGCTAAAAACCTGCTGCCAGTTTGATTTATCAAAATTCAGCCCGCGCAAAGCCTCTGTAACCTGCGTAACCACCTCCATTGTGATCGCTGCCATAGTTCCCGATGGCACAGCAGACCAGCCAGCGCCTGTAACCGTAGGCCCGGCGTATGCTTTAGTTAACGTTGCTGAGGTGTCGCTCTCGATGGAGTTGATCGCCAGGGTGTAAACCACATTTCCGGCGGTGAATACGATGAAGTCGCCGGGGTTAAGCGCGTCAGTAAAGTTTGTATCGATACCGGTGATCACCTTCTCACCGTTTTTAATAGAAATAGTTCCAGCTGCCATTTTTGTTTCTCCAGAATCAGGCAATAAAAAAACCCGCCGAAGCGGGTTTCTTTAAATGTTTAGAACGTTAGGGGTATTTAGAAACGTCAATATAGATAAACTCATCCTTATAGCGCCAAACGGGCATTCCCCCGCCAGTTTGATCACCATTAATCCGAGTGCCATAGATTGTGCTGCCATAGGCACCAGCGAGCATAGCGCCCGTGAGGTAAATACCCGCTGCTGGATCAATGGGGGCAATCCAAGTAGAGCAAACACCAGGATTAACGGCCACCTGAACGCCGACCGGCACTTCGAATGCACCATTCATATTTACGCCCTGCGGATTAGCTATTCTAAATACCTGTAATGGTCGCATGTCGGTATTCCATACCATTTCCCCAGCCGCATTAAATACCGCCACACCATAACCGTGTTGGTTAATCACATGGTTTGAAAACAAATAAAGCTGGCCTCCAGCCGCCGCATTTGTAACTGTGATCACCCACGTTGCACCGCTATTATTGGGTACGAATAGTCCCGCACCGTGGGGGGCATCATGACGGGCAAAAAACATCAGCGATTTATTGGAAGGTATCCCTGTGTTATACGTGCCGTTTCCGAAACCTATCCGCCCCATATAATTTAGTGGCGTGACATCGGGGCTGATCCACAAACTGCCGTCAGGGCGGTATATTTTTAAACCATAAGCCATTATTCAAATACCACCATTAATGGAACCTGTGAGGATACTCCCGACCAGCTGATACTATTCCCACTTACGGAAACTGTTGCTGGCGGCGTCCCGAAATACTCCCCATAACCTAAGTACCCCAAGGGATAGACTCGCAGTGTTTTGCCCTCAATGCCGGGGTATGACCTCGAACCTGCGGCAGGTGAAACGATGTAATCAACAATGAAGGTTGGCACAAATTGCCCTACCAGCTCAACACCAGTGGGATCAAAGAGCTGCGCCCCGTAAGCCATAATCTTCACCCTTACACTGATAATTAGTTAATACGTCGGCTGATTGCCATGCAGACTGAAAACGGATGATCCGGGAGTGTTCAGGATGAATCCAAAATTTCCCGTTATGATCAATGCGTACTTTATTAACTCTAATAGTTGCTATACGTTTTTCATTAGCTGCACCCTGCCTTGTTACATATAGCCCCGTACAATTAACATTTTTAACATCACTTAATGGCGCGCATCCGCTAATACTTACCAACAATAACCCTAACGATACCATTTTGATCATAAACTACTTGTCCCGTACTACTAATCACATTTCGCCCTTCGCCGGGTGTCGAGCCGTTAATTTCAAACGTCCCTGCTTTATTAAGCTGCCAGCCTGTAGATGCAGGCGTGTAATTATTAGACTGAATAACATCACCTATTTTAGCGTTAGTAATGGTGCCATCCTGAATAAAGGCGTTATTCATAAACACCTGCCCGTTAACCACTGCAAAGGGTGAATAACGATTGCTATCATTGCCGCTCATTACTACAAACTGATTTGCATTTACAGCAAAACGAGTATCAATAGCCTCGCCGTTCACAGTAACCGCTACAGACATACCGGCGTCATAGTATTGACCATTATACTGAACACCAGTCTTCATTGTGTAGATAGCCGAACCACCATTGGCGTCAACATAGGCATCCATTTTTCCTTCAACCGCTGCCGATAAATCGGCGTACTGTACAGCCACGGTATCTTTAATCTCGCCAATAGCTGATGAGTTATCAGCAGTTGCCTGCTCCAGACGTGATGCCGTCGCGTCAAAATCATCAAATTTTGCGTTTACGGTAGTTTCCAGAGCTGCTACTGACTTGTTGGCATCGGCTGCCAGCGTCTGTGCCTGGATGATTCCTGCGCGATTTTCGCCATACTGCTTCCATTGCTGTTGAACGGTGTCATGAGCGCTAAGAGCGTTCTGCAGGATGGCTTCTGGATCGAGGGTGATCCCACTTATCAGCGCTTCGCCGTCCTCCTTCGTCAGAAAGTCATCGGCGATATCCCCCAAATAATCACCAGCCTCGTCATTAGCCATGCCGTCGATCCATTCTGTCCAGCCCGACTCATTACCCAGTTTATCGACCAGTTGCGCCCGGTACAAAAACCGCTGACCAGCCTTAAGCCCAAGCTGGGAATAATCGCGCTGAGGATAGGGCACGTCCGCGAGCAATAGCGGATTTTCGGTGTTACCGTTAACCACATACTGGATCTCTGTTTTCAGGGTGTCGCTGGTATCAGCAGGAAACTCCCAGCTAAGGCGAACGCCCCAATTCAACGGCTCGGCAGAGAAGTTAACAGGCTTCGGTGGGTTCCCCTGCTTGCCTGTTAGGGTCGTTAGCTCTGAATAGCCCCAAACACTTGATACCTCTACGGCGTTAATCGCTCGCACACGTACCAGGTAACTACCGGCATAAATGCCATCAATATCGAAGCCGCAAACAGAGGATCGCGGAACGTTCACCCAGTTGTTGTCATCGCGCCGCCATTGGGCCTCGTAGGCGATTGCCCCTTCGGCAGCATCCCAGGAAGCGTGGAGGGTCTGGATAGACATACCCTGATTAATTACCGAGAAGCCTTCTATCTGCACATTTTTCGGGGCTACAACGTGGCCCGGCGGCACTACGCTGATCGGGCGCTCGTCGATGATTGCCCCGGTGTCGATGCGTTCGTATTTGTCCGGGTCATGCCAGGATGCGCTGATCGTATAAGTGCCATCCCCATTGTCGGTCACGCTGGTAACACGGTACTGCTGCGCGTAGAGATCGTCGCTCTCAACTACCCAGCACGCCCCGGCATCCGGCATGGTGTCCCATGCGGTGGTGACGGTAATTACGTTGCCAGAAACTGCGGCAATAGTACGGGCCTGCACTGTGCCATCAGGCATATTTACCAGCAGCCGATCATCTTTGTTAGCCGAAGGAACGCGGTCAAGCGTAAGGGTGCGGCCATCTACTGCACTGATACGCCCTCCCATAACCCGACCGGATAACATTTCGTCGCCAATAGCGATGATATAGCCAGGCAGCGGAATATTGCCGTCGAGTCCCACGCCAAACGTCACGATGCGATCACGGTTGTTGGTCAGAATGCCCCAGCGGCCTTTTCGGTTGGCCTCGCTCTGTCTGGTGCAGCCAATGGCGGTGATCTCCAGCTGGTTCACGCCGTAGCGGTTAACCAAATCCGGCTCGAATACAGGCTCCATTGCATCAGCGTATTGGTTATCGGGATCTGACCAGCTGACCAGCGCCGTTGAATAACGCGCTTTGGTCGTGCTGGAAGCGTATTTGAGGTCTATAACGTTCGCTCGCGTATAAACGAAATCCACATCGCGAGGCATATCTGCCAGCACCATAAGCTGATCGCCACCCCAGTAAGTCATACCCCTAAAGATGGCCGCGAAGTCACGCAAAACAGTAAACGCATCAGCCCGGTTCTGCACATAGACGTTACACACATAGCGAGGCTCTTTGCCTTCCCCGCCCTTGCCGTCCGGCACCAGCTGATCGCAGTATTGCGCCACCGAATAGAGCATCCACCTGTCCACATTGTCGGCGTTCAGCCGGTCACCAAGTCCAAAGCGGTCATTCAGGACAAGATCGTAAAATATCCAGGCCGGGTTATCAGTCCACGCCCACTTAAAAGTGCCGTCCCATGCGCCGGTGTAATTGCGTGTTTCTGGGTCATAGTTTGCAGGGACACGAATAACGCGACCACGCGGCTCGCAAGAGATTTGCGGTATAGAGCCATTAAACTGGCTGGAATCAAATTCCATGTAGAGCAACGCAGTATTTGGATAGCGCAGCTTTGCATCGATGATGGTGGTGTAACTTTCAAGGATCATCGTATCGCCAATGCGCGCGCTGTTTGCGTTGGCAGTTAGCCTGCGCAGGCGAATGTTCCATGTTTTACCGGCGGGCAGATCAACGCGGTGGCTCCGCTCATAGCCGCCAGTGGTTTTACCAGATACCGCAGTTTTCAAAACCTCCTGCCAGCTGCCGCCGTCAACCTGCATTTCAATAACGTATTCCAGCGTATAGCCCACCATGTCGCCGTTATCTTTCTGCTTAAACAGCTGCGGCCACTTGATGCGCAGGCGAACGGCAGAAAGCGTGGAATCGTCGAATGTTCGCGTCCAGTCCTTTTCCGTTGTGATCTGCGTGTTCGAAAGCGGAAATTCGTTTTCTGCGCCAGGGATGCCCTGAATGTATTCCTGGGCCTGCGTTCCGGGTCGAAACTCCCATTTTACGCCGGGGAAATTTTCGCTTCCGTCAGGGTTTATTAGCGGCGTGCCATCCAGAAAAATTGATCTACCATCAAGCTGTCCTTCAAACTCCCCCTCACCCAGCGCCACCAGCACTTTTGCTTTCGCGACGGATAACAGGTTATCGTCCTGCTCTTTCGGGGTGTGCTGCTTACCGCCACCACCTTTAGCACCATGAATGGTTTTTTTTGTCATATTGCGCCCACAAAAAAGCCGCCCGTAGGCGGCTTGTTATCTGGTTGAACTTACTGCTGATCCTCGGCATAAATGCCTGCGGAGATAATCGCCCCGCCGATCCGGCGTTTACCGTACAGAAGCGGCACCGGGTAGCCCTGGGACGCGGTGTTGGTCACCCCTCCGAAAGCATATGAAGCCCGGTTATCGGCGTCCTGCTTACTGGCGAGGCCCGGCGTCTGAGGTGATAGCATCTGCGCAACGCCGGATAACGCCATTGCAGCCCCCATCTTGTAAAACCACGGAGAAGCCGCGAAAAAAGGCGTAAAACTCAGCACCGCGCCAACTGCCACCAGCACAGCACCAAAGATCATTTGACCAATGCCAGAACTTTTACTGCCGATAATGACAGGAACAATGCGGATCACTTGTCCGGCGACAGGAAAACCCAGTTCATCAACGCCTAAATTTTTCTTTCCCCGGAAAACGTGATAAGCAAGCCCACGCTGCTTGCTGGTGTTCAGAAACTTTTCAAAGCCCGGAATTGTGCAGCAGAGCGCACGCACAGCCTCTGCTGTGCTTTTAACGGCCCTGTGATGGGTTTTGCCAAATTGACGCGCCAGCGCTCCGCCCAGCTCGATTTTCGTCATGGTTTCCTGCATGTGTCCCCCATCAGGTCTTTGTGTCGTACAATTTTCATGGTTCTTTCGCGCCAGTAGCCGCCATACGGCGTGCGCCCGGAAAGGCGGCCATAAAGGTGATGCAACAGCATGTTGCCCTCAAGAAGAATCCCGGCGTGATTCCACTTAGGCGACTGTACCTGCATGATCACCATATCGCCTGGCATGGCGGGACCGGTAAACTCACGAAAGCCACATTCATACCAATAGTCTTGGTAAAGATTTTCGGGGTGATCAGCAGTCCACCATTCATAGCTGAGGCGTTTATCAGGGATTTCTATTCCGTGCTCTTGCCGGTAGTAGGACATAATCAACCCGTAACAGTCATAAACGCCCAGCACAAACGGGCGGCCAATCAGCGGCAGCTCACCTCGCGGGTAGATCGTGCGTAAATCCCCCTCCGGCCAGCTCACGATATGCCAGGGCAATTCTGTAAGGTCGCACTGCGCCTTGTCTGTCTCGCTGGGCTGGCTGGTGGCGTCCGGGTGGCTGTGAACGATAGCGACCACATCCCCCCAGTCCTCGGCACTGGCGTAATCTTCCGGTGCGATGCGGAAATGTTCCGCCGGGTTGCTTGCCGTGTTGCGGCAGGGGAAGTAACGCAAATGGCCTCCCTTCTGGCAGATAACACCGCAGCACTCCTGCGGGTAGGTCTGCGCCGCATGCCGCTTAATCTCCTGAATCAGTTTTTCATCCACTGCTATTAACTCCTGATCAAACTGGTACCGGGGAAGCCACCAAAATCGAGCGATTCAGCCTCGCCAAATCGCAGCTTGCAGGCCGTCAACGTGCCGTTGCAAACGTCCAGCGCCGGATCATCAACTGGATTGTTCAATCGGTCGAAATAACGTGTGCCAGCGTAGGAACAACCATCGCCGCTACGGTATTTACCGTTAATGCACCATGCGCAAAGCGAATGCAGCTGGCGGCGTGGTAGCTGTACCCCCTCCAGATCCATCGGGCTGGAAAGAACAAACTCTACTTCCTCGTTTGTTTCGCTGGATTTTCCGTTGATGTAGAAAACGCGCAGGATCTCCTGTGTCGGGTCTGCGGTTGGGTTGCCGTCAGGAAAGTTACGCGCATCGATGTACTGCACCAGCGTGTCACGTATCGTCACCTTCGCTTTAAACAAATCATCGTAGGCAAGGCAAAGCGCAGTGATCGAGGTATCGAGGTTCGCAACGATCAACTTCGGTTGGGCGCTGCTTCCATCGGTTGATGCCTCGATCCCCTCTATCTGGCAAGGCCAGGCTGAATATTCTTGGCCCTGCCACCAGATTGATTTGGCCGGTAATTTGCTTTCGTCTCCACCAGCTGCGGCAATTTCCTCGGCAGTATGCGGAAGGTTGTAAGCGTGGAAGCGCAGCACGTCGGGCATGCTGAAAGACTCACCGCTTACCTCAAACAACCGGATCGTGTTGCCGGGTTCCAGCTGCTGATAATCACGGTAAAGTTTTACGGGGCGATTGGTCGTACTCATGGTGCGTAAGCCTGCTTGAATGTTGCGTTGATGGTCATAGCATTGCGGGAAAGTGGGGCCGAACGGATTGATTCAGGATCGACGCGCCAGAGGCTTGTTTCGCCGTTCGGGGCCGTCCAGATAAAGGATTTAGTAACGTGGCGGCGCACAAATGCCAGCACGGCCAGCATCTCGTCATTTGATCCGCTCATCGTAACGGGCCAGCTTTGGGTTTCCGGGTTAATTCCGTCTGCGGCTACCTGTTCGTAACCATCTCCAAATTTTGCACGGCGTACAGTAGTAGTGTATTCGCCCTGCATTCCCGCCTGGATCTGCGTCGGCCAGCTGAAAGTTTCAATTGCCATTCAGTTTCCTCCGGGCAATAAAAAACCCGCCTCGGTGGGCGGGTTCGATTGGATTAATTTTGAAGAAATATATGAGTTGCTTAATTACAGGTAGTATCTGCACCGCTTTCATCAATGTCAGTTTGGCAACGATAGTCGCCATGCACAGTTACCGCCTCAATAGATCCGTCTGGATTGGTATAAGTGTGCGAATGAAGTTTGCCATCCTTCTTCCATGCTTCTTGCTGCCGATAACGAGCTTCGTACATTTTTAAGTATGCCTGATGCAAATCCTCTTGCTCCTTAGCTCTCTTAATTCTGTAATCTTCAAGAGATAATCCAGCTCTGTCTGCGGCCAGTTCGTCAGCAAAATCGGCTTTTTGCTTTTCCAGTACCGAGCCGAAAACCTGCTTACATAGCCAATCCCCATTAGGTAGTTTTTCAACTTGGTAACCAGCCGCGCCATAGGAACCGTTAACTTCAACTTCCCGCCAGCGTTGAGTAATTATTGCATCGGCAGAGCACTGATCTCGCGCATCAAACTCAGTTGGATGATGCTTTCCGCTTACGATATGACGCTGATCCACCGCACAGCCGACAAGCATGATAGAAGCCAAAATGGCAAAGGAGAAAAACACAGCCTTTCTATTGCTGAATTCAAAACTAATATTCACGACGCCCCTCGCTAGAGATAGTTACGTACTAACTTATTGATATCACTAATAGTTAGAGAGCGAATTTTAGTTATGTGCATAAGAAACACAATGCGCTTCATCAATTTATCGGACCTTTGTAGCATTCCAGATAATACCGCCTGGCCGCGTCTCTCTCATGATCCCTGCGCGGATCGATTCATTGATGGTTTGCTGATAGGCGCGCTGGACAGCAGCGGGATTTTGCCCTGTCTGCCTTTCGTTGCCACCGCTCTGGTTGATGGTGACAGAAGTTTGCACCGCTACGGTGTTGCCTCCCCAGGTCAACCCTGCGCGTGGAGCTTTTCCAACGTAGCCGCCGTCCGCATAACCCGGCATACCTTGCATCATTGCGTAGAGGTTGTTTACACCGATCCGCTCAGTAGCTTCTTTCGTGAAAACGAACTCGCCGCCGTGAACGATCCCCTTTGGCTCATACTTGCCACCGGGGCCAGTGTAGCCACCAGAAGCAAAGCCCAAGAAGTCACCGATAGCTGTTCCCTTCAACGCACCCATTGCCGATTTCATGGCCTGCACTTCCGCCATTTTAACCAGCATCTGAGCAAGCCCTTTCAACACATCAGATAGAAAGTCATTAAAACTGGCTTTACCAGTGGTCACGAAGTCATCAAGGAAATTTGTCATTCCGTTGAAGGTGTTCATGCTGAAGTCATATACCTGCTGGTAAGTATTGGTAGCACTTTCTTCAAAGTCAGCCCAAGCAACCTTTGCGCCTGCCCGCCAATCCTCTCTGAGTTTGTCCTCTTTCTGATAAGTGGCCTCAAGCTCTGCCATCGCACGGCTGCGCGCTTCTGGATTGGCGGCATATGCCGTATCAATCCGGTCGCGCTCTGCATCACGTCCTGCTTCACGACTTGATTTCCCGTCCATTTTGGACTGAATTTCTGCGCGTTTTGCGGCCTGCTGTTCAGCAAACCTTGTCGCCTGCTGCTCAAGTTGGTTTAGCTTTTTCTGCTGCTCCACTTTGTCGCCCAGGGCAGCCAACTGCTGCCGATAGGCCAGCGTTTGCTTGTCGGCTGCAAGGGTGATCTGCTCCTGCTGGCTTAACCCTTCTTCCTGCGCCTTTTTGGTCAAAATGGCGATTTCAGACTCAGTTTTCCACAGGCTGCGGCGCTGCTGGCTAATAACGTCATTCGCCTGGCGATGCCGTTGCAGCACGTCCAGCTCAGTTTGCAACGCTAACAGGTCACGCTGTGAATTATCGGATGAGCGCTCAATGGTGTTGCTTCTCTTTTGCTTGCTCTCCTTCTCCGCGTACCGCTTATTAATAACCTCAACTGCCGACTGCCGGGCTTCCTTACTCCATGCGTCTGGTGCTGCTGCTACCTGCTTCCACAGTTCAGCCAGATCCCGCGCTCGCTTCTGCGCATTGGTTAAACCCTCATCCATCAGGCGGTTTCTTGCGCTGATTGACTTTAATCGGGCGTCATCAGCATCACGCGCTTTTTTCTGCCCCTCGGTTATGTCGTTCTGTAGCTGTAATGCCTGTTCCAGCAGGCCAATGCGCATCTTGTCCTGATCAATCGCTGCAAGCTGGTTTTTACGTTGCTGGTCGTACTCTTGATCGGCGGCGCTGGTGTTGTAGCTGTAACCAAACCCCATACGCTGGCGCTCAGGTTTAAGCGCCTTCTGCCGTTCTTCCAGGTCGGCTTTGAGCTTGTTTAGCTGATCTTCCATTGACTCAGGACGGCCAATGTTCAACAGCTGATCCCACATATCCTTTGCGGCATTGGTGACCGCATTTGCGGCTCGCTCAATATAACCGAGGCTATTGGAGATCTCTTTGCCCTGCCGTTCCATTGCATCAGAGTAAAGCCTTACTGCCTCTGCTGCTGCGGCTTCCTTGTCTCCCCGCCTTTCTAGCGATGAAATGTAATCAAACTGGGCTGAAGTCAGATAATGCAGGCGCTGATTAAGTTCTTCGGATGCTTGGGAGGGGGCATTTTTCAGCTTTTCAAAGTTGCTGATCGTGGCCTCGACTGACTGGCCCACTGCGTGCTCCATCGCCAGCGCGGCCTTTGTCACCTGCTCCAGCTCAGATCCGCTGAATTTGCCGGTGCCAACCACTTTAGCCAGAGCGCTGGCCGCTTCTCCCTGGGTGAAGCCCCCGCGTGAAATGGTGCGAGCCAGCGTATTGAGCTGCCCGGCAGTTTTGCCTGCATAATTGCCTGTCAGAATTAACTGCCGGTTAAAGGCATCTGCCTCTTTGCTCCCCTTGTACCAGGCTGTAATAAGCAGAGAAGCCACACCCACCAGCCCGCCCATTGCAAGCTTGGTGGGCGTGATTGCACTCATAACGCCTTTTAATGCATTACTGATGCCTCCAAACGAATCCTTGATCTGGCCGCCCTGCTGAATCGCAACCATCCAGATTGGCATTCCCGACGCGAGAGAAGTCACAACGTCGGTGATCTGCATAGGCAACATGCGCATCGCCTGCTGATACTGGCCCGCGCTGATGCCGCCTCTTTTCCACGCCTCGTCCTGCTCACGCAAACGGGCGATCAGTGGTGCCGTCTGCTGTGAAACGCCCAGTTGGGCTGCTTTCAGCTCCAGCAGCTCTGTGCGGGTTTTGCCGATAGCGTTTACCTGTTCTTCTAACGAAGCAACAAAGGTTTGTGCCGTAGCTGCCGCACGCTGCGCCGCCCTGGCTTGTTCCAGTCGCGCCCGCCCTTCTGCCGTTTCCGCCTCCTGCGTTTCAAGCAGTTTGGTGCGCGTGGTTTCCAGAATTTCGTTATAGCGCTCGTACTGTTCAAGGCTCAACAGTGATTTGCCGCGAAAATTGGCGAGGTTTTGCTGAATAGTGTCCAGTTCATCCAGCGCCTTGTTTACGGGGCTAATCTTGTTCAGCAGTGCTTGTAATTCCTGCTTTTGCTCCCGAATGCTGGCCGCGCTCTGCTTCTGGCTGGTGGCCCCGGCTCGAAAGCTGGCATTCAGATCGTCGGCTTGCTTCGCTGCCCCACCGGCTGTTTGCTGGAAGTCGTTTAGCGCTCTGTTCCCGCGCTCTAAATCGCCGGTGTTTACGCGAAGGGAAATTGTGGCGATATCACTCATTCCGCCCCCTGATTCTCATAAATCGTATTCAGTGCGACGCGCTCCATAACGCGGATATCTCTCAGGGCTGCTGCCTCGTCCTTTACACCGTGTAACTTCATAAGCCACGGCAAGACGTTGTAATCAAGGCCGGTTGCACCGTTCGCCCCGGCCCGCCACTGTGTGGCGCATGCCTGGAAGATGCAGAATGCATCCCAGCAGTCAGGCCACACCTCGATCACTTCGTCGTCGAAGTCGTCCGCCGTCATGCCCCAAGCGGCAAGCTCTTCGGCGGTAGGTTCAGGCGTATAGAACGCAGACGCAGCCCGGATCAGTTTTTTTCGCGGTTACCCAATAGCTCGCGATAGTAGGTTTCCGTGATCGCCTTCAGCGCGCTGGGGTAGTTGTTCAGCAGGGTTTCCAGGTTATCGCGGTTAAATTCGTCTGGAAGCGCCCAGGCGGTGGCAATGTCGGCCACAAAATCGATGGCGGTCTTTTCGTCGAGTTTTTCAAGGTGCGCCAGCTGGTCTAGCGGATAATGTTTAAACGTGAAAGTAAGCACACCATCTTCTTCACCAGCGCGGGGGATCTTAACGTCAGCTTTGAATGTCGGGTTTGGTTGAAGGGTAAATTTAGTAGTCACGGGCATTCTCCATTTTGCCCCGTTGCCGGGGCATCAATTAGGTTAGATTTTTGCTTCTGCGTCTTTGTAAAACGCCATGTCCATAGACTTGACGGCAAACGAAACCTGCACCGTTTCCACGGTGTTAGGGGCAGTTTGTGGCTGCGGATCGAATGATGGGGTGCCGCTCCAGTACCGGGTTTCGGTGGCTTTAGGCACGTACATCTTCAGCGGTAACGTATCGCCCCGGCGGTCGGCCTTTTTCAGCACCTCATAGATCGGCAGGCTGGAATCGTGCGCTAGGGTAATAGTCTGCGTTTTCGCGGCCTTGTAGGTCGCCAGGTTGCGCTGGCGGTCGTCCTCCAGAAACTGGATCTGGATGTACTGCTGATCGCCGCCGGATTGTGAAAGCTCGGTGATCTGCGGGATCAGAGTCCATGCGGTGATTTTGCGTAGCGAGCCGATGCCATTACCTTTCGGGAAAAAGTTCTCATCAGTCGAGTCGATTACCCCGATGGTTACGGTGTTATCGTCTACGCCCACGTCGCTGATACGGGCGGCCAGATAGTTAATTAGCGGCCAGCCCGAAGTGATCAGCACTTCATCGCCTACCACCAGCCCATGCCCTTCTTCGCAGCTGAAAACCGCGCCTTTGGCGTTAGATACGGCTGTAACTTTAATTTCGTCGCCGAACTCAGATCCCACCTGAATGGTTGAGCCGTTCGGAAGTTGAAAGCCCATTGTGGCCTCCTTGTGAATGATGGAAATAAAAAACCCGGCGGATGCCGGGTTAGCTGGAAATGTCAGCGCGGTAAGAGATGCTTACCGGGATTGAATAGCGGGTTTTTCGTGGGTTGAGCACGCCAGCATAAATAGCGGGCTGTGCGCTTACCCAGCAGGCGAAACCATCGCCCTTAATTATTTGACCTTCCGGGAAAAGATCTGCCACCTTGCGCGCCACGGAGCGCGCTGTGCTCGTTCCGCTGCCGACCGGCACTACGATGTTCACCTGAAAAATTCCGGTGTAAACGTGGCAGGTCAGGCCGAGATCGAGCGTATGGGGTGTCGCTGGCATGTCGAACGATTCCAGAAACAGACCTCCGGGCTTGTCTGCCTGGCAGTTCTCAATGATTAGCGGGATTTCCTGCTCATCGGCCCATGCCCCCAATCGAGCATTCATGGCCGCGCCAATGTCAGGGATCATGTCCGCACCTCCTGCGCAGCGGCATCAAAGAAGCGCTGAAACTCTGCGGCGGTGATGCGCACCATGCCGCCGGGTGCCTGCTGTGAATGGCCCATTTCCAGCGCGTAGGCATAAGGCAAGTTATTGGTGAAGTAAACCGAATGCATACCAACCTTAAACTGCTCAATCACCAACGCGCCGCGGGCTATCGTCTCGCTGCCGGTTTTGTCGAATACATCAAGCGTGCCTTCCGGTTGTTTATCTAAACCGATCTGCCAGTTGCCACGAAACCGCCCGGTTAATACGGGTGATTTCATCACCAGCCGGGTGTGGATACGCAGAAAAACTGCTCTTAGCACCTGTTCCTGATTGGCCTTAGCCTTGCTCACGAATGCGTTAATGGAAGCCATAAATGCGGCGTTTTCGCTCATGTTATGCCCTCAACTGCGCCCGGTAACAAAGCACCAGATCAGCGGGCTTAACCGGGTTAGGGTTAACAATTCGATACGGCTTACCATCGATATCTACCAGATCGCCCACCAGCAGTACCTGATCAGCGGTAAACACGATTCGCACGTCGCCACCGATGATCAGCGAGCCGTCCACCTCTGCTGGTTTATAGTCACTACGAACGCCAATAGCATCAAAATGAGTATCTGGCCGGGCGTGCTCCACCCCGGCGATCACCTCTACCTTTCCCGGTCTGGTGACCTTCCAGATGGTGCCGTTTCCGGTGAGTAGCCTTTTAGCCGTGGCCCTCATTCGCGGGTAACTGATCGGCATGGTTCAATCCCTCATCACGCGAAAGTTAACGGACGATGCGCCCGCGCCCAGCAGATCCCCCAAAAGCTGGCGTAGCCAGGGGAAGTAAACCCCTGATCCAAGCGTCTGTTCGCTGTATGTGATGGACACTGCACCGCTCACCGATTCTTGCAGCGCCTGCGCACCACCGTAGCCCGGCATCAGGTCGATTTCCTGCGCCGACACAGCCAGCCGGTATTGGGCCTGTATGAGCGCCTGCGGGATTTCATCGTCAGGGATAGCTTCGCCCCCGACCACCACGCCAGCGCGCGGCCACGGCAGTGGCTGGCCCCGTTTCGTTGGTCGTCCCGCCCAGGGTTGTAGGTTCAGGTAGTCGAGAGCCTGAAACAGCAACATTTCGGCGGATTCCTCCGGCACGTCATAGCCACGCGATGAAGCAAAAGCCAGCAGGCCCGCCACGTCTCCATAGCTGTTAAACGTCGGCGAAGCCGGGTCGTTATCGATCATGTGGATCTCCATAAAAAAGGGGCCAAAGCCCCTTAGTGTTACGCTGGTGCCGTAACCGTAACTGCATGCGCCTCACTGGCTACCTCGCTGCCGTCGCTGTTCTGTGCGGTACAGACAGCGCCAGCGGTGCCAGCAGCCACGCCCGCCAATTCCCCGGTTTTGGGGTCGATGGTCGCTAATGATTCATCATCAACAGACCACACAAGGGTGTAGCTTTCAGCGTCGGCAGGTTCAACGGCGGCGGTTAGCGTGATGGTTTCGCCAACATTCACGCTCGCCGGCCCGCTAACAGTTACGGATGTTACTTTTTTGCCTCAGCCTTTTTGCCGAAGGTCACCAGTACGCCAGCGGTGTCTTTATCGCTGGTGCGTACTTTCTTCCAGTTTTTGGTGGTGGTCAGCTGTTCATCGGTCGGCGACTTAATGGCGTTATCTGCCCACTGGTAACCCTTGAGGCCCACGGTGTAGTCGTATTCGCCCTGCATCAGCGCTTTCAGGTTCTCTTTGCCCAACACCGGCTGCGCCAGCATGCTGAGTGGGGAGGTCTGTACCGCAGCAGCGCCAGCAGTCAGGCCGAGAACGTGCTGAAGGTTGCCTTCTGCCAGCGCCGGAATATCGGAAATCACGAAGCGACGGCCCAGCCCATCCTGCATGATGTTCACATTGCCGATCTGAAACAGGCGGTTGGCGTTGGTCAGCGACTCGTCGATGAAGTCGTTATAGGTCGCGCCATCCATTACCCATGCCACCAGACGCGAGAACGCATCACCCATCGGACGTGCGCCTTTGTTCAGGCCCGCCAGCGACGGTTTCACGCCCTCGGCGCTGGAAAGATCAGTGATCATATTGGCGTTGCCTTTGATGGCAGCCAGCAGCGCGCCACAGGTAGAGTTAAGGTAATCCTGAAGCATCGCCTCGGTAGCCTGCGCAGCCACTACAGCAGACGCCTCATCTACGCTTTTACCCAAACGCTTCATCATGGTTGGCGTGATAGAAACCGGGCCAATACGGCCATCGATCTTGATCATGCGATCCAGAATCTGGCCCAGTTCATCCGGGGTCAGATCGCCGTCTTTGTAGGCATTACGGCGTTGCGCCAGACCGCCAATTAGTTGCCAGCTGGTGCGCTCAATGTAATCACCGATGTGATCGCCAGATCCCATCACCAGCGCGCCGCCGGAAGCGGTATTAAATTTTTGCACTTGCTGAGCCACCAGCTCGGTGGCAGCGGTAGAAACTTGTGTTTCGAAAATGTGGAGAGTCATTATTCAATTCCCATATTTTTAATAATATTCGCGGCTTCGCTCACAAGGTCGTTGCCGCCCAGTCCGTCAGCTCCGCTAACAGGTTTCGAAGGGTCACCAGCGCCGCCGGTGCCGCTTGCTTTTGATCCGATAATTACGCCAGCAAAGGCTTTATTGCCGGTGAATTCCGCGCCCAGCTCGTCAACGGTTAAAGCCGATGGCTTGCCGTCTGCATCGAGTACGCGGGTAACTGGCTTGCCGTCCTTCATTTCCACAGATAAGCGGCTCTTGATATGAGGCAGCATTACCGGCGCGGCTTCGCCAGCTAATTTGGTGGCGAGGCTCTGCGCCACGTTGTCCACCAGCAGCGTATTAAGCGAGCCGTTCAGGTTCTCGATCTGGCTCTGATAGCGCGCTTCGGTATCAGCCAGTTTCTGTTTCCAGCTGTTTTCGATGGCGGCAACATCACCTTCTTTGCGGGCCTTTTCCTCTGCTGCTTCGCGTGCTGCCTTCTCGGCGGCCTCCTTATCGACCAGCAGCTCGTTCACTTTGGCTTCCAGGCCGGATACGTCTGGCAAGCCCTCAATCGCCAGTTGGTAGCCTTCACCGGCTTCCTGATACATGGCTTTTTGGTCGTCTGATAGCGCGTCAAAGGCGGCTTTATCAATTTTGAATTTGAGCATCATCAACTCCGTCGAGATGGTCGCGGCCTCTGGCCGCAGGAAAGAAAAAGGGCCGCCACTGGCAGCCCTTTGGGATTATTTGAAAGCTCGCGGCTCAAGTTGCCGCAGCTGATCGAGGGTTAAGAATTCCCCCCGGTCGTTAAAGAAGTCCGGCACTTTCAGTTTCCCGGCGCGCAGCAGGTCGGCACGCTCTTTGCCCAAGACGGCTTTTTGCCGGTAGTAGGGCTGGCGCTGTAGCCATTCTGAATAGGTAGTGTCGCCGGGTGTCTGCCCGTCCATGCTGGCGCGGGTGCCAGCGTCCATTTCGTCAACATCGATCCCCAATTCCCGCCAGGATTTGAGGATCAGTGTCTCGGTAGAACGGCAGCAGAAATGCGCCCTGCCCGGCCCGCGCAGGTATGGCACGTTATGATCGATGGGCTTCCCATCCAGCGTGTATTTCAGTCGGTCACGAACAATGCAGATCGTGGTTGTCCGGGTATCGAGCGTCGATAGCCACTGCTTGCCCTTCACCAAATCACTGTTAGCTTTGGCAAATGACTGGCGGGCCGTGCTGGCTACATGGGCTATGGCCGTTCGGGTCACCGCCGCCAGGTTGCGCCGGTTGCCTTGAATTGCTCCATCCTCGCGATTGGCCGCTTTGGTGCCGACCACGCGGCGGGTGATCTGCTCGGTGGTTTCTCCTAACAGGTAACCCATGCGTACCGCGTTGGTGATTTTCGTCAACCGGTCGGCTTCCAGATTGGTGGCCCATTCAGACAATAGCCGCCCCTGAAAAGGTCGCGAGGCTGCCGCCGCGTAAACCTGATCAGGCGTGATCGCTTGCAGCTCAACGTGGCTTAATACGGAATCCGGCAATAACTGGTTGAAAAGGTCAAATTGATAGCCCGCCTCATGCCCGGCAAATGCCGCTAGCTCGCTTTTCAGCGCCTCCGTAACGGGTTGGTATGCCTTGTGATTAAGGCGGCGTACAGACGCCAGCAGGGAAGCAAGGCGGCGCTCGCTCCATGTCGCCGCGTCTACACCATCGAGGACGTTTAATAACTCCGCAGATAACAGAGAATCAGCCTCATTTAGTAGCCGGATCATTTTGCGGGCCGCGCCGTTGCCATAGCGCGCCACGTAGAGCGCATGGCTGATCGCTTCATCGCGCAACTGATCGTTAATTGTCACCATCATCATTATCCTGCTCGTAGGTATTGCCGATCAGGTCTGACTGCGCACGCAACGCGGTTTCCACTTCCTCTGGCTTGGCCGCTGGATCGACCAATCCGATGGATTGCATGTAACGGATGAAATCCACCAGCAACATTTTCCCACTCTGCACCGCAGCCAGCAGCGTTGAGATGGCTTGCGAGTCGAGCTGGGCGACTTCGTACCGCTTATTGATGGTGATCGTGCCGCTGCCACCAGCAAAGGCCGCAGCAAACGCGAGAGAGCGATTTATGGCGGCTTCCACATTCCCCACGCAAAGCGAGAGTATTGAATTATCGGTTTGCGCCTCATCTGCGGCTTGTGTGGCCGTTCTGGATGATGTGCCACGCTCTACCAGCTTCGCGCCAAGCATTGCCATCTGTTTCTCGCGACGCTCAGCCACAATTATGGGGAGGTTCCGATCCTCAGCCTGAACAATTTCAAGCTTTCCACCAACAGGCAGAAGCACGCCAGTCGTAGAGCCGATGCGGATACCTTCTTTCAGGTATCTATCCGCCCAGGACTCACTAAGCCCTGAAACGGCGGGTGTTGGGTTCCCACAAAGGTGGGCGATCTCCGCGATATCAGCTTCAGCTTGGTAGTGTTTGATGTTTACCGAGGCGATATCCGCCAGCGGCGGTGCGTCCGGTGTGTGATCGTTGTTGTTGGCCCCAATCCATGACCACGGAAGATCAGTAAGCGCTTTACCAGCCTGATCGAGAATCGGTGCCAGATTGGTAGCCTTCACGCCTTCTTCAGCTGATTGCTTCCAGATGCGCACATGGGCCTTGCCATCAATCAATCGAAGCTCCGTCCATTTCAGGCGCAACTCCAGCCGGAAATTATCCGGGAGATCCACGGCTTCAAACTCTTTCAGCACAACCAGTGAGGTTTTGCCGTTGGTCACGCGCCAGTTGATGATCTGCGCGGCCTTGTAAAGTTTCAACACCGGGCGACCGGTGCGGGCAAGTGGTTGCTCCCCGCTGCCAGTGTAATCGGTCAGAATACCGGCTCGTCCTTTCTGGAGGTTTTGCGATACCGCATCACGCGCCATCTGATCGAGCGAAAGCCCTTGCCCGTCCACGTCGCCCGCCAGCACGTCCAGCGCGCCGGATAGCTCAATTTTTAAGGGTTTGGAAAAGGCAATGCCCAGCAGCCCCTGCAAAGTTCGCCCGGTGGCGTTGAGAAACGGCGCTCGCGTCACATAGGCGTTATACCGGGTCAGTTGCGGATCGCTGGTCTGCCAGTCGCTGGACGGATGGGGCAGATACACCATCCTGCGCTTGCCTTTGCGCTTAATGGCGCGCTCGCCGTCCACGCAGTCGGCCACCATGCGCCACTCGTCGGAAAACTCAAACCAGGCAGGATGGTGGTAATCAATGTTCAGGTCTGCCATTAGTAGCTAAATCCTATTTTGATATTCGCCGCTGGTTTCGTGCGGCTCATCGCTACGGCGAAATAGCGAAAACCGTCTGAGGCGTGCGAAGTGAAGTCGTGCAATGGGTTGTCTTTCCAGCAGCCCCGCTTGGCGTCCCACTCTTTGCGGTAGGCTTCCAGGTGGCTTATGCCTTCCTCACATTTCGCGCTGTCAAACGCGCAACGTGGGAGTATTTCGCGCACCAGCTCGATCCCCTCATCCACACCTAGCTTCGGCACCACATTGAACGATATGGAATAGATTTCGCCGTCTACCTCGTACCCCTCGCGCGCCAGCTGGCGGCGGGATTTGCCGTCGTTCGCAAACTCACGGTTATCAATATCGTGGGGTGCCCAGTGCTCGGCGTAGGTGTAGCCCTTGTCCTTGAGGATCTTCATGTAGTGGCGAAGCCCTTCGCCGCTGTTCTCGTAGTAGTCGATAACATGGAATTCATTACCGACCACGCGCACAAACCAGATCGCCGTCGAGTCACCGACGCCGAGATCCCAGAACGTGTAAACCGGTAAGTGTTTATTGTCAGGCAGCTGGCCGATGCGGCGTTGTGAGTAGAGGACGGCGAATTGTTTCGCGTAGTAAGCGCCTTCCACAGACTGCTGGAACGCCTCGGCAGGGATCGACGGGTATTCCCGTTTCATGTCGTCGCCGAGGGTGGTTTCTTTGGCCTGATACCACGCTTTCTGACGGTCACTGAGCTTTAGGCTGTGCTTTGCCTCCAGTTCATCGAAATAATCGCGCAGGCGCTGCGGTAGAGGCTCAACCGGGTCAATCGCGTACTGCGGGTTCATCCACCAGCTGAAAAAGAAGAATTTCCAGCTTAGTTGAGAGAGGGTCGCACCAGATAACGCCGCTTTTTCCGCAGTCTGGCAGTAATCGAAGAAATAGCCCGCGCGGCCTTCTGCTGTGCTTTCAATCGTCGTGAAACAGTCAGTTGATACTGCTTCGAAAGCACCGGTAACAATTTCTCGCGCTTTGTCAGGATACTTGGCGCAAATCTTCCCGAACTCGGAAACATGCAGATAACGCAGCGTGCCGCCACGAAAAGACGTTGAAACATAGAGCGAGCCGCCCTTCTTAAAAACCAGCTCACCAGCTGCATCATTAGACGCAGGATTGGCCGCCCGTATTTCGGCGGGGAGACGATCATAGGCATATTTGATTTTCTCGCGGAAAAGGCGCTTTGCGTCGTTGAGGGTATGTGCGATCAGCGCGCACTTTGCTCCCTCAAACAGCGCTGCATCCAGTTGGATAATGCAAACCTCAGTCGTAAAACCTAACTGGCGTGCCTTTAGAATAATGTTGCGGGTATGCATGCCCTCGAAGTAAGCCTGTTGCTCCGGGGTCATTTTGAAACGTACCGGCTTACCTCGCTTGTCGGTGATCCAGTACAGATTGTTAAGCCGCCAGAACTTATCCCTAAGCCGGGCCAGATGTTCAGGTTTAAGCGCCATCAGGCACCCCCTGAAAGCTCATCCATAAGATCAGACAGCTTTTGGGTCGCATCGTCGGCGGTATTGCTGCCGATGTCATAAGCCTGGCGCTCAAGACCGATAAGGTTTTTTAACGCCTCGGAGAGCGCCTTTGCTGATTTAACCCGCTCAGGCATTGAAATGATCGAGTGATACAGCTCATTCAGTTTGTCGCGGCCTTTGTCGTCAGGGCAATGCATAAGTTCACCGAGCTTCTCCAGTGCCTCAACATCGGCACACTCGGCGGCCAGCTCATCAAAGAGCATGTTGGTAATCTCACGCGCCCGGCGAATATCTCCCCGATGTTCCATCCTAACGTTTGCGATTACCTCGGCGGTAGCCTCGATCAGTACGCGCTCGGTCAAAGTGGTTTCACTGCGTACCTTTTTGCGTACCTCTGCCTTGCGTACCAGATCATCTGAGCGTTCTTTAACTTTGGCGCTCAGGTCACGCGACCATTTATCACGCTTTGCGCGTTTACGAATGGCACCTTCACTGATGCCGTGCTGTGAAGCAATTTCACGGAGTGACAGCAAGCCAGCCCGGTAGGCTGACTCAATGGCCTCCCAGTCTGGTTTTTTCATAGTTAACCCCGGGAACGATGATCCAGTAGCTTTGGTGACAAATGACTTTTCTTAAAATGTTTCTTTTAAGAAGGAAATGCTTATGAAATACAAACCACTAATCGAATTAATTTCTTCTCTTAGCCGTAACGGTGTTTTCTGCATGTCGCGCTACCCCGTTACCACTGAAGAAGATTTGGCCGAAACACTGCAAATACTGTCTACCCTTGAAAAGGATGGCCGTATTGTGGTGAAAGACAGACTGCAAGGGGGCTTAATTTCCATGTTTGAAATGGTTAAGCCTTAAAAATCCCTTTTGTTAAGCACTATCGGCGGCCCTCTGCTTAAAGGCCGCCTGTACTGCCTGCCGTCTTTCCGGCTGTCCGCACAAGCCACCGGCAAGGATTAGGCCTGGGGCCGACCGGCGCTTATGCTGCGGGTGTTATTCGCCCCACCGCCCGCTGGGGTAGTCCTATAGAGAAAATGTATTAGGTGTTGGTTTGCGCTTGCTTCTCAGCTATCCGTTTTTCAACCAGAGCATCGATCTCGGCCTGTTTCTCTGCCGCCTTGCGCCTGAAATACTCACGTACTGTTACCCATCCACCAGCGATTAACAGCAGCGTTACGCCTACTGCGCCGTAGGCAGCCAGCATGAACGTCAAATCCATCTCTTTCTCCCAATAAAAAAGCCCCGCTATTGCGAGGCGCTACATCAATCGCAGCCGTAGCTGCTTGTGTCGCATGTACCGCTGTCATAACCCCCACTGTCATAACCCCCGCTGTCATGGCAGTGGGATGAAAAATCATGCGAGTTATCCGAACAAGTGGCGGATGGTTCAGACCATAAAGGACTAAGCGCATTCGCCGGATTAAGTGGGCTGGTCAGGCTCATGGGATCGTATGAGTCGGTTTGCCCAGTTGATCCGCCATATAGCGGGGTTACCGTCGTATGCTTAATAGCGCTGCGCTCTTTCCGCGTTTTGTCTCGCTTAAACCAACGCTTAATCAAATCAGTGAAATACCCCATACGGATCTCCGTAAAAGTAAAAAGCCCCGCTTTATTGCGAGGCTGTTGATTGTGGTGTCATGCATTGCTGGCGGATGTAATCCTGCATGCCTTCTATCTGCTTGCGGGCTGTTTCGATGCGCTTTCTGAGGGTGTAATAATCCCGCTCAGCGGTGTCAGTAAGTCGGGCGCGGGTTCCATCATCCATGCCGGTGGTGCCGGTGGATTTATCCGCTGGCACGGCGGGGCAACGGACGTGGACTTGCAGCTGCTTACGGCCAGCGGCAACATCACGCACAAGAGCAGCAATCTGGTTTTGTGCATCAACTAAATCCTT